CTTGAATTTGTCCTTTCGATCCAGCGAAGAGGTTCAGAATCTTTCCGTAAGCAACGCCGGAATCCCGCTCAATTCGCGCACGAACAAGTTGCTCAGTGTCACGATTTTGCAAGAATTTCCGGAGCTGGACGCGTTCTGCACCCTCCGCTACCTTCATGTGGTGAAGTTCTCGAGCAAAGAGGTGGAAAATGGCTCTTTTACTGTTTTCGACAACATGCAGCGACTTGCTGGCGTCTGCTCGGACTTCATGACTTTGTTCCCAGAAGATACGGCAACCTCCAGCCTCATCTTCTAATTGCGCCAGCAATTCCTCAAATGAAACCTGGTGTCCATCCTCGGCAATAGCGTCGACAGACGCATCTGGCAAGCCAGAAATAACGAGATGGCCCGGTAACACGGGTGAATCAGGTTCTACGTGTTGAAAGAAAGCCGTTGACACATCCAACAAAAATGAAGGGGAATATTTACAATTCGGCTTAGGTTTCTTCACGTGAACACTGTCCACATGATCGAAGACGATCCCATCATCAGCCAATGCAGGCAGAACACGCGTCCGGGGTTCCGACACGTGCGTCCCACCAATATCCGATTGGCCCAAGCGACAAAGGGGATAAAACACCACTTTTTCCCCATGCTCGGGCACGGTAAATCCAGGCTGACCCCAATCTTCGACCTCGGAGTTCTTCGGCTCCGGCTCACCAGACGACTCTTGATCCCGAACCAACTTCGGTAAGAGCCCTGGACTCACACAACAACTCTCGCGACTTTCGAGGACGGCACGGTTGTATGGGAAATCAGCACACGTCCTCGCGTCTCCGGGCAAAAATAGTTCAAGTTCAATGTCTTGTTGGGTGGAACATGCAAGATCTGGAATACAGGAAAATTTGGTAACTTTCGCCTCCTTGGTTAAAAGAGACTTGCGGGATGTCCCATCAGCTTGCGCCGGGAGGGGGGCCCCGCTAGGCGGGCCTGTTGCACCAGAATCGAGAGTACGCGGGTCGGCAAGATACCGAGGATTTTGGTCCTGGCAGACGCCGTCTTCCCACGCAGACTCTCCATCCACCGATACCGTTGTCATGCTACCAACGGCCCCAGTGGAGGCCTGTCCCACAGGTCTTTGCACTTCCATCCGGTTTCTGGGGCTACCAGAGCAGGCGCCGTAGCTTACCTTTGCGCTGGTTTGGGTCTCGAAACCTTCAAATCGACCCCCGGAAACGCCCCTCACGCATGCAATCCCCATACGCTGGAGCACACTCGTGTCATCGATCTGGTTATCCGAGTAAAAGGCCGTTCCGCTAATCCGACCGTTTTCTCGTATTTGGATCCGCGTGACATGCGAGGCGCCAGACAAACAAGCCAGTTTTTGAGGCTGGACAGGCTGCGATTGCGTTGACCGGTATCCTCCGAAGAGTCCGGTTTCATTGCGCTCAGGAAGTTCCAATCTACCGCTGTTTCTTTTCGTCATCATTGCAGGGTTTAAAAAGGGTTTTCCGAACCAGATACTCCGCGACAAGCGGCCTGAGAAGCTCGGGTTGATCTCAGAGACGGCCATCTGCCATCTAGACAAGACAAAGACAATGTGGCTCTATCCCCCCTGGGACCCAGCCACCTGGGTACCGGAAT